ATCACCGCAATAACGGCGCTTGCGGTATTACCGAATGCGTCCGTTACCTTAAGGGTGTCACTCACCGCAGGGGTTGCGCCCGCAGTGTATAGCCCGGTTGAAGCGTTGATTGTCCCGCCCGAATTATTTGTTGTGAAAGAATAAACTAGATCGCCGTATCCACCTTGACCCACCATTTGCTTAGTCGCTCCTACGCCAACCGTTGAGGTCGTAGGAGATAGAATCATAGGCAGGATTACAATGTTTGCGCTAGACACAATGAATTGTTTATTTTTTGCAGTAGGAGTCAGCGTATTGGTGTACGATTCCGAATGCGAAAAGGTGATAGCAACCGCGCCGCCTGTTAAGAGCGTATTGTCCGATACGGTGATAAGTCCATTTGAGGAGCCAAGCGCGCTTAAGTTAAACGTAAGCGTTTGGGATGCAATGGAGCCCGTAACAAGCGCGCCCGATAAACCCGTCACCGCTTGTACTTTAGTTTGAATGGTTGCGATCGAATCATTCCAATTTATATCGACCGACTCATCACCATTGTATCCTACTTTAAAAACGCCCGACGCTGCTATGCCCGAGAGTGCTAGCACTTGGGTTAAGCCCGTGCTAAACCCCGCAAGGGTTACCAAAGTATTAGAGTCAATAGCCTGCACTTGGGTTGCAAGGTGATTGATATCCACCTCCTCAAACACTCCCGGCGCAAAAAGATCGGGCAGGCCTGCGCGAATTGCAATTAGGTCAGGGTCATTTACCCCGTCAATTGACGTTGCGGTAAACTGAATGAAAAGATTTTGAGACAAAACGTTATCCCAATTCACTACAAAAATGGTGCTATCAAGCTGAGTGATGTTGTAGGATTCGGACCCAAACATCCCGCAACCCGCGCTCCGCTTTGTATAGATTGCATTTGCAATCTCGGATGCAGCGCCCGTGCCCGCGACAATTACCCAAATAGAATGCCCCGGCACGCCGTCGCCGTCGGTTACCCCTGTTAAATTCTCATAGATAAATGCGCTCGTAACTCCGTTGATATTTCTGAGCGCCGCAAGTAATCCTGCGTAGTACCCGGTTGACGCCAAGGATACCGATTTTTGGCGCCTAACTTTAAGTACCGCGTCCGACTCTTCATTGATGCCAAGGCTTGTATAGGTCGTAGGGTTATTGATTGAGGTCACGCCTAAAACAATAGTGACGGGCGTTGTGATCGTATTGATTGCCGATTGCACCGCGCCCGGAATTGCCGCTTGGAATGAGTAAACAAAGGTACCCGCCGTTGCGACATTTTGGGTTGTTTGCAATTGCCATTGATTGCCCGCCGTATCCTCAACCGTAAAAACGGCTTGCGCGGTCTGGTCAAGGCCGTAAAGATTTAAAGCCTGCGAGGTTACAATGGTGACGGGAGTTACTGAGAAGGTGCCCGCTTGGCGTTGAATGCCGTTGATTGCGACTCGTTGATCGAGCACGCGCCCGATTGCATTGTCGGGGTCGAATTGATTGTAAATTTGCACGAGCAAGTCTTGCAAATCAAGCTCGGATTGAATGTAAATATTCATCATTTGCCCGTCGGGGCTTGATGATGACAAATCAATATCCGCACCGTAAATCGCCTGATAGGCCGCGGTGTAAAAAGCTACAAGCTCGGCTCGCGTTGCGGTTTGCAATCCATTTGCATCAATAATGTTTGGCATACGCGCACAATTCCTTTTTAGCTAATAGCGTTTTGATCATATTCAAATGACCCTGTTAAAACTGAGTAAGTAGTGGTGACCTTGTAGCTCACCGTAAATTTTCGCGTGACATGATTTAAGTTTGAAAAAACTTGTAAGATTCCTGTCACGTCCGGTGTGTTTAGTATGGTGCTTGAGATTGCCAAATTCAAGCCGATTTGATTCTTGCTCCCTAAGAAGGTGAACCAATCAATGCCCGCGCCTAGATCAAAAAAGCAATCGCCCAAGAATGAGTTAAGGCGTGAGTTGATTATTTGCGCCGTTGCTTGGTTGCGCTTTTTGTAATTGTTTTGACCCTTGCCAAATGTCCAATCTCCATTGATATCAAGTGCGCGCACTATCATTCGAGTAACTCCCCTATCTGCGTTGCAACGGTTGCAAGCTGAGTACCTACCGCAGTAATTGCGGCAACGTTTACCGGCGGCGAGCTTGCATTCCCCGGCGTTGAGCAAATGACGGTGATTGCGCTCGTTGCGGTAACTAAGTCTTGAATTTTTGAAACCAAATCTTGGAGTAAATCGTTAAGCGTGTGATCGTCGTTTGAAATTTTTATGAGCGACTCGGTGAGCCCGACACGAGCTTCACCATTTTTTAAAACTACTCGCGTCGTGTCATACGCTTGCAAAACTTTACCAAGCGAGCGCACGCCCACAATGACAAGCGCGTCAGAAAAAGAGTGAAGTCTTGGCGTCGCAGGCCCCGTGCCCGCGCCGCCTGCAAACCAATTGTCAATGTCGCGGTCATTGAAAAGCACTAAACACTCATCACCTTTGGTGATGGGGAAGGTGAGCGCGCCCGCTGCCCCGCCTAGGCACACGACCGGGCAGTCTTGGAGTAGCGGGTAGGGTCTTAGCGATTGCTCGTATACGCCCGATGCGGCGTTTTTAACGTAAAACGTTTGTTGGTAATTTAAAGTTACCGTTGCCGTTTGTTTTGTCGCGTCAAAACTCTGAATAGTCCCGATGTGATGACACGCAAGGTTAAGGTTGATATCTTTTTTATGCGCGGTCAAAACGTCGGTTAGCGACGGCTCCGCGGGGAGTTGAGAGAAGGGTAAGCCGCTCATGAACCCACCTGCTTTAATTGTTGAGTGCCGAGCGGTTGAAGGAGCCCAACGCTTGTTACGGCGTCACCGCACACTGCCTCGCTAATCATGCCTCGGTGTTTTAGTGAAATCACTTTGTAACTACCGTTGAAAATCTTTTCGGTTTGCGACTCAAGCGTCACCAATTGGCCAATGATAAGTTTTGGCTCGAAAAGCATGTCAAAATTTATGATTGTTTGCTCGGCAACAGGGGTGCCAAGCAACCCGCTTGCGGCGTTGATGAGCGTAACCGGGCCTGAGATATATTCATCGTCACCTAGGACGTAAGCTTTTCCGTTGTCAATGTAGAATCGCCCACCCGTTAGCTCACCTAAAATTGAGGTCGTATTGCCCGAGTACGCATTGGCGCGCGATAAGCTACCCTCAACCGCACCGACCGCGCCTAATGCAACGCCTGAGCCCGCCAAGTTTTGCACAAGCTCGTTTATCACCGCTTGCTTTGTTATGCCCGCAGGCGGGCTTATGTCGCTCATGTTGTTTGCAAATGCAAATCCGCCGTCAAATGATTCTATCTGAGTAATGAAATCGGTGCCCTCGCGCACGCTCCAAGCTTGCGAAATATTACCCTCAAAAATGGTGGGCAGGTTTGAGCCGTAACCCGCTTGGAGTTTGATGAGCCTTAGCGACCCATAGTCATTGACGTTTTTTCTTATTTGAAATCTGTTGTTTGCATTCAAATTGTAAACGCGAATTGACGCCACGTTTGCGCTTGTGAGCACGTTGCGGGTGATATCAAACTGCAAAGTAAATGGGGGCTTGATTGTAATAGTGCCGCCGTTTTGCGTGCCTACACTTAAAACGTATTTACGCCCAAACTTAGCCATTTGTAATGTAATCCGAGTAGGCTTGCACCTCGGCCTCCGTTAAAATGTAGAGCTTGGATGCCTCACTTGAAAAATCGTCTTGCTGCGAGGGCTCGCGATTTGCCGTTGAAAAGCAAGCAAGGCCAAATGGGATTTGGTTTTTAAATTGATAAAGAATGTTTGGGCTATTGGTGATGCGCACGCCGTAAAGCTCAAAGTCACCATAGACAAGCTTGGTTATAAACCAACCGATTTGCAGCGGCTTAAAATTGATTTGTAAAAGCACTGCGGAGCCGTCGGGCAGTACCAAGCTTTGCTGCTGACTTGCATCGTTTGTTATTTGTTGAATGCGTAACATTTTATGCAATCCCCATTGAAGATATACCGTCAAGTACACCAATATCATTTGTGGGCGTTGTGGTGCCGAAATCAACTAAGCCCTGCGACTGCGAGGCCGCGCGGCCTTGGAGTGAAATCGGTATTGAGGATTCCGTTGTGGCAAATCGCATCCGTTTGAATGAGACTTCAAAATCCGAGATAACATTAGTCTCGGCGTCTTGAATCGCGCGCAGGCTTTTAATTGCCATGTTTTGAAATATTGCCCAAGGCGTTTGCACGGTGAAAAGCGTGCGGGATTGCCAATAGCCGTAAAATTGTTGGAATGCCTGTTGCTGCTTTGTTTGTTGAGATTGGCCTGAATTTGAAATAGATGACCATGCGCTTACCGCTGAATTTGCGGCGTTAGCCCCTACCTGATATAAAAAGAATGCTTGATTGTACGCAATAAGCGCCGTTGCGCTAAGAGAGGGCACGTAGGCCGATATAGTGGTGAGCCTATTTGCGGCTTTTTGAAGGATTGCAAGCGCCTTAGGCGGCACGTTGTTTAGCTCACCAATAAAGCCGTGCGTGTTTACTGTCTCAGGTTTTAGCGTCCACTGGTCTTGAATTGCGGTGTTATCCTCAATGTAGTGATCGGTAATGTCACTCTCAAGCGCAACCGATTGCTCACCCTCATAGTGGAAAAGAATTGAAGGGGGTTGCGCCGCTTCGGAGCCCTCAGCGTTTTGCGGTTGGTAACCTAGGTTTACATTTGGTGTCACCAAAATTAAATTAGATAGTGAGGTCGCAGCGGTCGTTAAGGATGATAGGCCTGACAAATCCATTAGTTCACCCTCCCTTGATTGAATTGGCGGTAGGCCTCTTGATTGGCTTTTTTGACCGAGGTGCCGACCTTTTTAGCGTCCTTACCTTCATGCTTGAAATTGAGGTTTTGATTTACGGTGACGGGTGCGCTCCCTTTATCGGGGGCCGTGGCCTTCATAGCAGGCGTAACGGATTTACTAAACCCACCGGCCCAAGCGGGTTTGATTGCGCCCGTGCCTACGCCCATCTTTCCATAGGGCGACTCACTTAAGCCCGGACCCGCTTTGTTTTTTCCAATAGCAGAAAAAAAGTCAGTAGCGTTGCCGAGCGTTTTTCCAGTAAGCGAGCGCTCGCCTTTTACCTTGCCCTTCTCATCTAACTCCTCACCCCAAAACGAGCGCTTACCTTCCATCCATCCCGTCACGTCCGACATTGAGCCCGCAAGCCCGTCAATCACGGTGCTCACTATGGTGAAAATTTTAAGCTTATCGGCAAGCGTGACAAGCGCCTCGGTAAATTTAATTGCGCTATTAGTGAGCATAGTAAAATCTTTTACAAGCGATTCACCATGCATGGCATTGAAATGCCCGATAGCCATTTCAATTTTATTGCCAAGGTTTGACCATGCGATGTTTGCGCGGTCAAGCGAGCCTATTTCTTGATCGTTGTACATCGGCGCCTTGCTCATGACCTCGGGCCTGAAAGCTTGCCTTCGCATCGCCGCGATTGTCCCGTCACTTACACCAAAGGATTTCATGACTGAATTGCCGATATCGTTAGGTACCGTCTTTGCAAATTTTTGCAATTGCTCCAAAACGTAAAAGGTATCTCTTGCGCGTTTTGGGTCAAAGCCCACCTTGTTTGCAAGCATAGCCAAGCCCTCGGGTGCGCCTTTACCGAGTAGCATGTTAGTCATTGAGGTTTGCACGGCTTTAAGGGAGCCCGTAAATTCCTCATTTGATACACCCGCTTGCCTCGCAGCATATTGCCATTGTTGCAATTGCTTCATAGATAAGCCGGTAAGCGCGTTGAAATTGGTGAGCCCAGTGCCCGCGGCACCTGAGATTGAAACCAAACGCTCAAGCGCGTACATGGCGGCAAGAATCCCCGCCTTAGCCTCAAGAGACATGCTCGCGGTTTCACCTAAACCTTTTTTGACGTTGCCTAGGGCGCCGACTGTTTTGTCAGTGCCTTTTACGCCCAAGTTTAAAAAAAGTTCACCAATATTCAAGCAACCGCTCCCTTATTATTTGTTTATCTCTAAAAAAGCATTTTCAAAATCGTTGCAAAAATCCTCGTATGCAAGCGCTTGCAAAACCGCCCTTGCATTCATCTCTTTTGCCTCTTGCAACCCGCTTGCGTATCCCGATTTACAAAGCTTAAAATAGACTAAGAGGTCATCCTCTTTTATTTCTACTCGGGGGCTTTTTCGGTCATCGCGAGCGCGCTCTTGTACTCGCGCAAGAGGCTTTTCATAAAAGGGCCTACGTTCTCTTTCGCAACCTCCATGCAAACGCTCAAATAATCCTCGCGCGCGTCTACAGGTTCAAAGGTAGCGGCATCAATTTTAAGGTCACCCTTGCCGTTGTCATAGGTACACCGTTTAAAACACTCCCAAAGTTTAGCCTCAATCTCAGGGGATGAAAACCCCGTGCAAAAAAGCTCTTTGTATAAAACGGATAGCTCAACGCCCGACCCAATATTGATGCCCTTAAACTCGCGCAGTGCCGCTTGATATAACGCCCGAGCCTCAGCAAAGGGGCTCGGGGTTATTTTAAGAATTGCGCCGCTAGGTAACTTTACTTCTTTCACTTGCTTTTACTCCTTACGAAATGACCCTTGGGGCGTTGCTAAATTTAATGGTGTAAATGGAAACTGATTGCTCGGTTTCACCCTCGGTATTGGTTTTTGCTTCGGGGATTTTAGTAAAGATGCCCCCGCCCATAATGTAGGTATCGCTTGAAATGTTGCCCAAGCCGTCACCAACTTTTTTAATGAATTGGCCCGTCATTAAAACAGTGCCCGCAAAATTAGCCTGTTGCTGCGCAAGCAAGTTATTTAAAAACTTGTCATCGGCGCTTGCACGCAAAACCCTGATTTTGACTTCGCACTGTTTCCCTGACTCATTGAAAACGTAAATGCTATTGCCGTTTTTCCCGGTTTTGACATTGCCTATGTCATTAGGAAAAGTCAGATCTACACAATTCCCGTCGGCAAGGTCCGCAAGTACTGTATTGTTGATGTTGATAGTATCCGAACCCGATAAAGAGACTGCACTCATATTTTTATTCTCCTCTTATTATTTAAAATTATTAGGCGTTGATGACGACAATCACGTCCGACTCATGCACTGCCCCTGCTTCTTTAAACGCAATTTGCACAAGCGGCGCCTTACGGGCCGCGCGGTCCGTTTGCGATTGTTGGCTAATTGGTGCCGAATAAATGTAGTAACCACGCTGAGCGATGTTTGCGATTAGGTCCGCGGGCACTCCAAACACGCTTGGGCTCGTCCACGCACCGGGCGCCAAGTATTGATTGGTGACCGCTTGCTCGCACACCACACGATAAGCGCCTTTTAGCCCATCCATCCCGCTTTCGGTCTGAGGGATTTTTGTAGACGCTTGGGCTAGGTAGTTAAAGCCCG